AATCTCTATACTTTTATTCAAACGATTGGAAGCAATCAAAACAGACAGAAGAAAAAACGGGATTCAAAGAGTTAGCACCATTCGATTATGAGAATAAAGTAAAGGGAAGTCAGTTGTTTGTATTTAAACTGAAATCACCTAAGAATGGAGTTGATAAGAACGTATATGGTATACCGAATTATATCGGAGCAACATCTGCAATAGAGACAGACATTGAGATATCTAACTTCCATTTGAATAACATCAAATCGGGATTCTCAATGGGGCAGATCATATCGTTCAACAATGGAGTTCCTCCAACAGAAGAAGCAAAGAAGCAGATTGAAAGACAGATAAAGCAGAAAGCTACCGGAACAGATAAAGCAGGTGGGTTAGTAATTACGTTCAATGCATCTCAAGATAATGCACCTACAATACAGTCATTCAGTCCGAATGATTTAGATAAGCAGTTTATTGAGATAGGCAAAAGGGTTGATCAAGAGATATTCACATCGCATAACATAGTTAGTCCAGTGTTATTCGGAGTAGCAACAGAGGGAGCATTAGGGCAAAGGAATGAGATGTTAGATGCGTATGAGTTGTTCCAATCAACATACATCAGTATCAGACAAGGAATCTTAGAAGATATTATCAATCAGTTCTCTTCATTCTTTGGTATTGCTAACTATATCTACTTTAAGAAATCAACACCGATAAAGTCATTACTACCTGATAGCATTATTCAGAAGGTATATGATGCCTATCCAGTTGAGCAGATCATCGACATGATGGGATTGCCTCAGATTGACAATAGTTATAAAGTAGCATTATCAGCTGAAAAAAAAAAGTGTGAACATCAATGGTTTGATAACATCGGTATAAAGGCATCCGATTGCACCATCTTATACGAAAGAGATTACGAAGGGCAGAGTGATGAGGATTGTATTGAGACATTTAAGAAAGAGAAATTTGCTGAGGAATTACTGACTAATGAGAAAGCTATTATAGACCTTTTAAGCAAGGATGTATTAACGCCAAGCGAGAGTATCGCAAAAGTATTAAAGATTAGCACAGCCGAAGTAAATGACATCATTACATCATTAGTTGAAAGGGGTTATTTAAGTTCGGGAAGTGAACCAACAAAGAAGGGTGAGAAAGCGAGTGAAGATTCAAAGACTGACAATATCGAAGTTAAGTATCGTTATGGATGGAGAGCAGGATTCGATGCAACAGACAAAAAGAATAGCAGAGATTTCTGTGTGGATTTATTGAATAAAGATAAGTTATATTCACGATCAGAGATTGAAACATTAAACAATGAGCAAGGATTAGATGTGTGGGAATCAAGAGGTGGATGGTGGAATAAAGGCGGTGTAAGTGTTCCATTTTGTAGACATCTTTGGAAACAAGTAGTAATAAAAACAAATTAAAATGGCAGAAATATTATTCATATCAGAGCAGTACATTAAAGATACATCCTATATCGATGAGAATGTAGACATCAAGTTATTGCGTTCAAGTATCTTAGAAACACAGGATATCCGTATCTTATCTATATTAGGAACAGCTTTATACAATGACTTAAAGAGTAAGATATCAAACAACACAGTCAATTCAACCACTGGTTATAAGACGTTATTAGATACCTATGTATCACCTGCTTTAAAGTATTGGGTATTGCATGATGGAGCGTATATCTTACAGTATAAGATAATGAACAAAGGAGTAGTTACTCGCAGTTCTGAGAATGCTGAGACTATTGGAGTAGCTGAGTTAGATAGATTAATGGCATTCTTTAAAGATAGAGCAGAGTTCTATTCTGATCGTATTACCAGGTACTTATTAGAGAACGATACTACCTATCCATTATACAATGATGCAGGTAATGGTATCGATACAGTTCAGCCGGTGGTTAATAATTTTACGCAAGGATGGTATTTAGGGGATGGTGGGAATACTTATGGATTAGATATTGATTATGGTAAACTAAACAATTGCTAAATGAAACGAGACATATCTAAGAAGGTAGAGAAAAAAGTTAAGGACTATTTTATAAAGAAAAAGAATGACATTAAATCAAATAGTTCAGCAGCTTCAAGAAATAGCAAATAATCACCTCCAGGTTAATACATGGGGATTCGGTGACATTTGGGAGATTGCTGCAAGTGGTGACATTCAGTATCCATTAAATTGGGTAACATTAGAAGGTGTTGATGTAAGTACTTCTGCAAAGACTGAGACTTATAAGTTCTCTTTGTTGTTTATGGATGCTGTGAAGAATGGCGAAATAAACGAGACAGAAGTACTATCGGATCAGTTAAGTATCGCAAAGGATTTCTTAGCACAGTTAAAGCATCCTTCATACGATTGGAACTTCCAGGATAACGTAAGTACGTTGGAAGATTTCACAGAGAGATTTGTGGATAGTGTATCGGGATGGAAGATGAATATAGCTTTCGTTCTGCCATTTACAAGTGATCGATGTGCGATGCCATATGTGGGTAATGTATCACCGAGTGCAGTCTGTCCAGTTGTAACGATATACGATTCAACCGGAACAATTATAACAACAGTAGCAGCAGGAGGAAGTTATACAACAACAGCAGGAAGCTGCTCAGGAACATATCAGATCTTCGTGAATGGGGTATTGAATCAGAGTGGAACATCAACAAATTTTGCAACAGAAACATTTAATATAACTGCATAATGGCATTAACAATAAATCTAACAGGAGTAGAACCTGCATTTGCAAAAAACACAGCATTTAATAAAAACTTTGGAACATCTTCCGGTGATATTTTATTATTAGGTAGTACAAGTGTAGCAAGTAAAGTATTAGTAACAGATTCTAATAATAAGGTAAAAACAAGTTCAACAACAGAAACACAGCTTAGTTACTTAGATGCTACAAGTTCTATACAGACACAGTTAGGAGATAAAGTACCTTATACGGGAGCGACATCGGATGTTAATTTAGGGGAGTTCGGTATTCAGTTAGGGAATTTGGAATTTGATAATACACCTACAAACGTACCAACGGGTGCAGGTAGTTTGAATTGGAACGATACTGATGGAACATTAGATTTGAAGTTAAAGGGGGGGAATGTAACTTTACAAGTAGGGCAGGAGCAAGTAACAAGAGTAGTAAATAAGACTGCAACAAACATTACTTTATTAGAAGCAAATTATCAAGCTGTCAGAATAACGGGAGCGCAAGGTCAAAGATTAAAAGTAGATTTAGCATTAGCAACAAATGATGGATTATCTGCTGAGACAATTGGACTTGTAACCGAAACAATAGCGAATAACCAAGAAGGATTTATAACTACAAGTGGATTAGTAAGAGGTATTAATACTACGGGAAGTTTACAGAGTGAAACGTGGGCAGATGGAGATATACTTTATTTAAGTGGAACAACAGCAGGAAGAATAACAAATGTGAAATCTCTTTCCCCTCTACATTTAGTTATAATTGGTTATGTAGTTTATGCTCATATAACACAAGGTACAATCTATGTAAAGGTCGATAATGGTTATGAATTAGATGAACTGCATAATGTATTACTAACAAGTTCAGCAGATAAGGATATATTAGCTTATGAAAGTTCAACAAGTTTATGGAAGAATAAAACTGCTGCTGCATTAGGAATAGCACCATTAGCAAGTCCAACATTTACCGGAACAGTTACATCTCCTGCAATCATATTAAGTTCAGAAACAGCAAGTACAATAGCATCCTTTGATGCGAGTAAAAATATTAAGAGTTTACCATTAGCAACCTATCCATCATTAACTGAATTAAGTTATGTGAAGGGAGTAACAAGTGCGATACAGACACAGTTTGATAATGTTGGTGAATTTATTCAATTAGGTGCAACTACATTTGCACCTGCCGATTCTACAACATACTTCTTTGGTTTGAACAATCAGCTTGCACCAGGTACAACAACAGCATCAAGAGAGTTTTCATTTAGTAAAACTGGAACAGTTACAAGATTTATGTTTACTGTTTCAATGAGTGTTTCAGGAACAAGTGAAACAGTTGCAGTATCATTAAGAAATATAACAACATCAACAGATAATTCTATTGGTAATATTACTATTGATGCAGGACTAAATAGTACAGGAGTATTTAATTTTACACCATCAATAGCAATAGCTAATATAACAGATAGATATAGCATTAAAATTGTTTCACCTGCATGGGTAACGAATCCGACTGGTGTTTATAGTAACGTAAGAATATTTAATAAATATTAAGATGAACAAATACACATACAAGTTACAAGGGGATGGTAGAGATAGTTGGAAAGTAGAAACACCTGAAGGGGAAATCTATATGGTTTACGAAAATCCACAAGAAACAGAATCGCTTGAAGAAAAAGCCATTCGATTGTCGAGTGAACTCAATGAAATTATAAACCAATTAAAAAAATAACCTCTCCGTTATGACTAAATTATTAGATTACCTTGACGTTCCAGTATTGCATTTTATAGCTATTGCGATTACATTTACCGATATTGAGAATGCTTTAAAATTATTTTCTTTACTATTAGCAATAGGGTACACATTGTGGAAATGGAGAAGCGAATTTTTAAAGAAGGGCAAATGAAAAAGAAAACTGAATCCGTTATAACGATAACGAAGGCAAAGAAAAAAGGTGTAGCAAAGAAGCATCCGAATAAAAAGGAAAGCAATAAACCATACAAGGCACA